GATGAACCTGAAAATTTTTCGGTCTGATTCCAGTGATGACATTCAGAATAATGTCCATTAACTAAAAGAAAGTGACATAATTAATATCATGGAAGGACGCTATCAAGAAAGACTCACCGAGTTTCAAAAACGAATACATAAAGGGGAAGCCGGGGCGGAACAAGAAATGTACAACTACATGGCTGAATGTATTCCTTTATTGATGGAGTTTGAGAGCGCCGAAGGAAAGAAGAAGGATGTATATGAAAAATATATGATGAATGTTGAAGGGACTCATCTGAAACCGATGCAAAAGAAAAACCCCGGGTACATGCCCAAGTGTAAAGGATGTGGTTCACATGATCACATACACGATGAGAATTCGAGCGATATGATTTGTACAAAATGTGGAATGACAGATTACGTTCAATGTCAAGAGGTGGGTTTCAAGGAGGAACAGGATATGGAACGTCACGTTGTATATTCATATCGGCGTGAGAATCATTTCAATGAGTGGGTGAATCAGTTTCAGGCAAAGGAATCGACAAGTGTTCCAAAAGAACTGATTGAACAACTGCAAAATGAAGTGAAAAAGCAACGTATCAAAGACAAGTCAGACTTGACTCATCGCAAGGTTCGTGAAATGCTGAAGAAGATTCACATGAATAAATATTATGAACATGCACCCTATATCACAACGATTCTCAACGGGGTTCGACCTCCAACCATGCCTCAAGCCTTGGAAGACAGACTTCGACTCATGTTTGGTCAAATTCAGAAACCATTTGAGAAACATTGTCCGGAGAACCGTAAAAACTTTTTGAGTTACAGTTACGTGTTGTACAAGTTTTGTGAATTACTGGGCGAAGATCAATACCTGCCGTGCTTTCCACTATTGAAATCCAAAGATAAATTGTATCGTCACGATGTCATTTGGAAGAAAATTACCGCTGACCTTGGATGGGAGTATGTAGCCACATGCTGAAACTCCCAACCCAAATTTAAATCTCCTCCACCTCAAGTTCGTTCCCTGAATTTGGAAAGTTGATGAGTACACCCTCGGAGAGTCCGAGAAGACGCATGTACATGCGTGTCTGGACCCGATGTTCGTCTTTTAGGGTTTTGACCGATTTCAGTTCAACGATAATACGCGAATCAATAATCAAGTCTGCTCGAATGTTTCCAATTGCGTGGTCATCAAACACAATTGGAACGATTCGTTCAGTTTGGTATGGGATGCTCAGTTGACGCAGTCCAACCTCCATGGCATTGTGGTAGACGCGTTCAGAATATCCAGGACCGAGTGATCGCCATACTCGCCCTGCAATCGACTTGACGTGTTCCTTCATGATGTATCTTCGGGTGGACGGTTTAGGTTGAAAATAGGCATATTCGCTTGCTGCACGTTCTCACCAGAGCCATTCTTTTTGTAAAAGCGCTTCTCGAAAACTGGAAAGCCGCGGTAAACCACTGGAAACATCATAGCATCAAACTTGGAGTTTTCGAGTGTCGTCTGAATGGATGCAATGATTTGTACGGGTAGGACATCTCCAGCTTTGAGAACAAACACCCAGTCTTTACTGGCACACTCAACTATATCCACAATCTGATCTTCTGGAGCTACAAGACGGTTAAGTTGGTCGTGATGAATTAAATTTGCCGTTACAAAACTTACAGGTACGACAGTCACGTCAGTTGGACCCTCGTGGATGCGAACTCGGTCGATCCAGTACTGCATCTTTTCTATTGTTTCTTTTAATCTCCGTTTTAACTAGAAGATGGAGACAATCTTGTACGTCGACTCGCGACAGCGGGACGTGACGCAGTTTCCATCCGGAAATTCATACACGCTGTTTCTTCAAACACCTATGCACAACGTGGAGCGCATCGACCTCGTGTCTGCAAAAATACCAAACACCGTGTACAACTTGACGAACGGATCAAACGTTCTTAACTTTTCGGCAACTTCAAATGTTTCATTCAACCCTGGATTTTATTCGGTATGTTCAATTGTTGATACATTCAACAACTCGGAACAAGCTTCGAATGTAATGATGACATATCTGGATGCCGAAGGACGTTTCATATTTACAGGAAACTTGACATCGGTGACGACACAGACGCAAGAAATTGCAGACATTCTTGGTATTCCTCTGGGAACAATTGCATCGAACCCAATTGCATCGAATCCTGTGTACGCCGGGCTTTTCCCAACTGCAAATGCCTACGTGGTGTCAAGCAACATTGTAAGTCTCGAAATGAATGATTATGTATGGCTTGATGTTGAAGAGTTTCGAACACCGTTGACAACTGATGCTCGAAAACTGATACTCAATCCACAGGGGGTGTACACAACAACCGGAAATACGTCGGCGCGTTCATTTGCCATCATTCCACTTGATGTACCATCAGGTGGAATCAAAGCATTCAAGGAAGAGACTGATTATCGCGTGTCTGTTGTGTTTCCTTCGCGGTTGGATTCACTCGACAGACTGACTGTGAGTTGGCTGGATCGTGACGGCGTTCCTCTCAATTTCAGAGGACTTGATACGAATTCATTTACGCTACGGGTGTACACAGTGCATGTACCGGTTACACCTGAACGCCCTGAGAGTTTACCACCACCAGTGCCGTTTGAAAAGGATAATCAAAAGATTGTGTGGGGTGCTACTCTCGCACTTGTCATTGGGTTGATTATTATCATTCTTATTGGAAAGAAGCGCTGAAGGACTAGACAGAAATCTCATTGGCAATAGACATGCCACGGATAACTCTCTGCTCCTTTTGTGTCGTCTCACCTGGGACGCGGACACCACCACCCATTGTCAACAATAGAATAACTAACAGAGCAAGGAGAGCAATGAGAATAGCCTTCTTCATTTATAAAGGTTTAGAATTTAGTGCGGACCCAGGCGGCATTCTTGAGAACTGTATTCTTGGCGTGTGGTGATGTACGCTTCAGATATCTGGCGAGTACCTGGAGACGACGGAAAACTGCGAGTGGTGAGTTTTTGTGCATGGCAATTCGCAGAGACTTGTATCGGTTTGAGTTGGATGCAGACACAGAGTAACCGTACAGCTTACCTGGGGTCAACGCGGGCAGGATGAATGGACCTCTGCCTGGCAGTCCGCGGTTGCGGATGAGAGCGGACTTGACGCGAACTGTACCACCTGAAATACGACGAGTGTACGCTTTGTGGCTCGGGCTCGCTGGAACACTAATCGTACGACGGTACATATATGCGCGACGAATAAGCATTGTTATTTTGGGCGCAGATAAAAATTTCAATCCAGGTCAAAACAAGAATGAAGTACGTTGTCGCTGACTTTGAGTCGACGGCTCAAAAGATTATTCATTCTATAAGCTTTGTTCCTGTGCATGTAAAGGAGTCGAAGGAGTGGGTGTCGCACGGACGTGGCGTACAAGCAGAGTTTCGTAAAAATCGTTCCATCACTCGAGGTGTATTACGAACCATCTTCATACGCGAAGCGCTCGACGATCCTTACGTGAGTGAAAATCCAAATGTACAAGCAAAGCTTGGACGTACAATTGTTCATGGAGGTTCCTCAGAGGTTCTTCCATTTCGTGATGCACTGTGTGAGTTTATGCACACGGTATGGGAACAGGGGGATGGGAATTGGCTCGCACACGCAATGGACAATGAGCTCGAGATTCTAAATGTAACCGACACGCACTTCAAAACCAGGTTGTTTCCTAAAAATCTCCGAGCATTTCCGGATCACTCGACAATTCCCGGGTGGTCGAAAATTTCCAAGGTGTGTACGCAGCACCTTCTCACGACGCGATGCCCGGAGTTTTTCTTGGACTATACACGATGGATGACTATGAACGGATGGACAAACATGAAGTTTTCCGCACGTCTCGAGGATTTTGTGCGATTTATACAAGATAATCGAGACTATACCCAAAAGCACATTGCACCGTGTGATGTCATTGATCTGTGTGATGTTCTCGCACTGGCTCATCCAGTCCTGGATGGCAAATCGTACATGATTTCACAGCCCGTGTCAAAGTGGAGTGGTATCCAAATGAAAACAGCTTCAACTTCGTCTCTGTAGAAATTTCAAAATCAAACAGTTGAAACTTGGACATGTCCACGTCAATTGTAGGAAATGTGTATTTATGCCGTAGATGCATTGTTGTATAAAGAATACTTGTGACGTAGGATTTCAGATTGGTCGTACTGTAACATAGTTCTTCGTTGAACCACACTGACCGCATAGTCTTCACATCATTCTTCCCTACAAAAACAGACGCTGGTGTCTCTTCCATGGTTCCACCGTCAATGTACCTATGCTCGTCACGTTCCACTGATGCAAATAAAAATGGAACTGCGATGGTCATACACAGCGCATCTATGATTGACATGTTCGGAGTCGTTTCACGTGAAAAGTATTCTGTCCGTCGCAAGTTGACACAGTACGCGCTAATGTGCAACGTGGGCATGTTTGGGCGAAACGCGTGGAGTTGTTCAAACGTCAAATCTTCTTGACTGAAAAATACACGAATAATGTCGACAATGACGTTCCTAATTTTCTTGTGACTCACGAGACCGAAATGCTTCAAGAATAATCGAAGGTTTGGTTTCATGATGGTGTGAATTGGAATTTCCAAAGAATAATCAAGGATCGTCTTGATGTTTCCTTCGGCGACAATGTAAAAGAATGCGAGCAAACCACCGGCACTTGCACCTGAAATTTCTTCGAGATTGTCAAGTTCTTGACAATCTCGAAGTGCACCGAGTGCACCGAGAAACGCAAAATATGTCATTGCACCTGGACCGATGGCCAGGTACTTCATGTATAAACTATGTGTCTAAACTCTATTTAAGGCTCAACATATAAAGAGTTGAACGAATGAGGGCTGTGATCTCATCCTGAATGTTCTTCAGGTAGGTATCCTTGGGGAGACGCATGGCACGAATGCGGGTGAGCAGCATGCGAAAGTACAGTTTGGGGTTACGTGCAATGGTGCGACGACCCACGACAATTTTACGGAAACGACCGTATTTTCCCATGTACGCCTCTGCGTAGCTGTCAAGCAGAGGGACAATACCCTCGTAGTACGCCTGAAGAGCCTTGTGCTCTGCGAATGATTTAGTCGTCAGATGGAAAGCGTGGGACTGCGTTCGTGAGTTCATGAGAAGACCCACATACTTCTGTCCATTCATTTAATAGTAAGATGCGAAATTCTTACGAAGGAAGGAGAAGACCAGTGCAAACACCAGTGCGTGCACGCCTGTAGACAGGAGTGTAGACTGTCCAGACATCCAGATGCCCTTGGTGCTTGGTGGCAGAGTCAGCAGCACACCTGGCGTCAGCAGCACAAACAGCACGGCTGGCACAATCAGATCTGCTGGGCGCAGGGACACCTTCAGAACGAAGCGAGCAATCAGGTAGTACACAAGGGACAGCACCAGGGCATGCACCAGGACTGGGCTTGGACCCACGCGCAGGAGCAGTCCTGGTGTCAGCAGAGCAAACAGAATTGTTGGAGTCAGAATCTTGGGACCAGTGATATCCATGGATACTATTTATTGAGAAAAGATTCGGACAAACTCGGCAAAGTTATGGAAGGTTGCCTTGTTCATGAGTGTGTTGGACATGTGATTGTCCTCGAGGTATTGACGAAGAGACATCCACATATTCAGAACATCCTCGGAGTGCCAATCGTGCCACTCTGATGGATCGAGCACGAGCTCACGATCCTCCTGTTCGTCGTACGTCTCATCGAACGCATCGGCATCAAAGAGAGCGTCATCGCGATACTCGTTGTTAAACCCCATTGTACTTACTTTTCTTACGGGTTTAGTCCTTAGACTGTTTTACCGTAATTGTATTGCGCTCCTTGACTGGAGCAGAGTCCAAAATTGCCTGAAACACCTGCTCGACGCGCGTCTCGTCACCACCGAAATAAGCACGCAGACCAGTCAGAATTACATTCTTGGTGATACTGCCGCGCGTCTCCTTGGTATGCAAGGAAACCTTCTCCTGATTCACCTTGACCGTGTCAACATCCTGGGTCTCTTTAATCTCTTTCATGTGTCCCTGAACCTGTGCACGCAGCTCCTTCTCACGCTTATTCAATACAGCCATGTCTTTCCGTGCAGCAGAAAGCTGATGCTTCAAGGAAAGCCACTCGGTCATAATGGCTTTAAACTCGTCCATTATTGATATTTAGAGTTGTTTATTTTTTAAGTCTGTCGTTCTGCGACTTGTTCCGTTTACTTCTCGTAGTTGTTCTCAATCTCAAACTTGGGACGCATGGTGTCTGGGGGAATTGTGGACAGGTTAAAGATGCTCACTGCCTCACGGGGATTGGGTGGCTCGGAGCGGAAATCGCGGTTTGCGTTACGCAGGTTACCGCCGATCGTCTCTGGGAAACCAATCTGAGCACGGGGATCCAGGAAGTTTTGTCCAGACAGAATTGCGTCTGGGGAAAACTGACCGAAATCCTCCGTCGTCACCACCTCCTTGGGAATCAGACCCACGTTGGTATTGTCGTACACTGGCATGTCGACTGTGCGAACACCGGAACCACCCATATCAAATGGAGCGGGCTCATCCACAGATGTGAACGTGCCACCTGGAGCAGAGATGTGACCACCGCCCTGCATAATACGGGGACCGTCGCTTGCTGGTTTATTATCAACTGGGGAGGCACCAACTGGCTCGTTGTCTGATGGCTCGTACCCACTGCGCTTCTGGGGATACAGAACCATGAGTGCGATCAAAAACAAAAGAACCAGAATTGCCAGACCTTTGCCGTCCATGTTATAATAGAACTATACTTTTTTTTTAGTCGAGATAATCTGTTGGGTCGTCCTCCTCCTCCGCCTCTGGCTCGTCTGTAAACTGAAACTCAATTGGATACTTTTTTGGCTTGGGTCCTACGCGCTGACGAACCTGTACTACGCGCCAGATTGGACCGAACGAACGCTTCAGAAACCAGAGACCAGCCAGTTCAAACAGAAAATCGCATGCTCCTGAAATTTCATCAATTGGGTTTTTCTGAGCGTCGAAAAACGTCGCCACCACCTGACCCTTGATCGCCGCCAGTGATGCAGTGAGCTCACCGTCAACAGACAGACTCGCCTGGTACGCCGAACGAATCGTCTCAGCAGAAATATCCTTCCCAAACCACTCGAGCTTATTCACCTCCGCCTGACTGAGAAGCTCGTTGTCAATACCTTCAAACAAAGTTTTTGAGGGCACCTTCAGAGTCACCTGGCGTGACTCTTTCGTAATGGTACCGTCAACGGGAATGTTATTCACCTGGTGGAACACACGATCATTCCCCTTGGAAGTCACCTTGAGGAAGTAACGTCCATCTGGGATCTTTACCGGGGTTCCGTACTCCATTGTGCACAAAAAACAAACCTAAGCTCTAAGTAGAAATGAGCTTGGGTGTTTGCCCAGAAGGCTACGTTGAATTACCAGTGGATAAAACGAGGTGTAGACGTCCAACTGGTTCAGCTGTGACAGTTCTCAAAATATGTCCAGCAGGCACCACAATCAGCGTCAGTGGATTGTGCCTTTCAAATGTACTTGCAACTGTGCCTGCAACGTGCCCTTCGGGATATTTTCCAATTCCGAATGATTCGTCAAATTGCTCCACGTCAACGAGTTCGACTGTCGTGAAAAGAATATGTCCCACTGGGTACGTCTTACAGGAGAACGGATTATGTGGAACTGGAAATACGTACACGACAACAGGTCCGACGTATTGTGGTCTTCAGTACAAAGGAAAGGGCTGTAAGTATCTCGCACAAGTCACTCCAGGTATAACGGCTGCAACTGGAACAGAGTCTGGTCCGAACATGATTTGTGCTTTCCAAGAAGGTGATGCTCAATTTCCATGTGACCCTGGATGTTGTCTGACAGCAGACGAAGACGAAGACGAAGACGAAGACGAAGACGAAGACGACACTTCAGCAACGGAAGAACCCGCATTTCCGATATGGTTAATTATATTATTGATTGTTCTCGGTGCCATTGTACTTGCTATTTTTGCTGCATGGGCAGCCAAAAAAATGTCACGCAGAAGTAGTAATGGAGTCTAGTTACATGGAATTGTGGAAAGTTGTAGAGGACTCTGGGGCTTACACGTTTATAAAGGAAACGCCGGTGTACGGTGGGTTTATGGTATGGCACATGATACTTTTTATGGTTCTCGGTCCAATGCTGACATGGCCGATGCTCATACTTTTGATGCTTGTGTTCAGTACACAGACGGTAAACCTATTTAAAGGGGTGAAGAGCTCAACAAGTAGCAATGGCTGATACTGTTACCCTGCAGACTATCATCGACGAGATTAAGCTTCTACGTAAGGATGTACGCAAGGTTAAGTCTCTGATTGAGGACCCTAGCGGTGAGAAGGCAAAGGCTCGTTCCACCACCAACGGCTTCAACAAGCCTCTGGACATTTCCGAGGAGTTGCGCAAGTTTCTTAAGATGGCTGCTGGTGAGCAGATTTCTCGCTCTCAGGTGACTAAGAAGATGAACGAGTACGTTACTGAGAAGGGTCTGAAGAATGGGCAGAACATCAATCTGGATGCATCTCTGAAGTCTCTGCTGGATCCTCCTGCCGATGTGCAGGTGACGTTCCTGAACATTCAGAAGTATATCAACAAACACTACATCAAGGTGGAGAAGGATGCAGAGGCACCCAAGACGCCCAAGACGCCCAAGGCGAAGGAGGCACCTGAGACGAAGGAGGCACCTGCTGCCAAGCGCCCAACGGTGAAGAAGGCGTAAACAACAGATGATAAATACAGAATAAAATCACAAAAATGCTGAACACGGCGGGTGTTCACCATTTTTTGTATTAGAGACGTGCGTACCAGAATAACAAATGGATGACATCGTCAAGCAGCGTGGTCCGGTTTCTGCGCACCGTCTGTCTCAACTCACCGGGTTTCCACGTTCCAAAGTGAATGGGATTCTACATACAAATCGGCACTTTGTAAAGCATGAGCGCAGTCCACTGAGTCACGTGAATGCTCGAGTTGTGTGGACGTGGTCACCTGAAAAGGTTCAACTTCCTCTGCCACGTCAGCATATCAACTCACGTAACAAGAACCAAAAGCGCAAGGCTCGAAAGGCGTATGAAGAAAAAATCGGAGCTTAATATAACATGAGTACACTGTTGCTTATTTTTGTGGCGTTGTTAATTTTACTCGCATTTCTTTACACAAAAAAACCTGCGGTGAACGCCACAGGAGTGTCAGGTACAGGACCTGGGTATATTCCACCTTTCCAGGGGTATCCAGGATCTGGTGTAAGCGGGGTTTAAGGTGTTGCGGACTTAAAAACAAAAAACTCGTAGTAGTTAATGGAGCCAGGAGAAACACCAGATCTCGTAGAGGCTCCAGCCTTGGATCGCTCTGCGATTGAAAGCCTCGTTGGTACAAAAATTAGTGACTTGAAATATTATCGTCGCGCATTCACGCATAAATCAGCACTCCGAAAGTACAAGAACCTCGAAGGTTCGTACGAGACGCTGGAATTTATGGGTGATTCCGTGCTTGGATTTATTATTACGCGTTTTCTCTTTGATCGTTATGAAGAGAAGCAAGAGGGCTTTTTGACAAAGGCGCGCACAAAACTGGTGAGGGGAAAAACACTGTGCGAAATTTCAAAGAGGCTTGGGCTTGATAAATGGATTCTCATGGATGACAAGGGTATGCGCAATGGGTGGAACACCAATGAGAATATCCTTGAGGATGTTTTTGAGGCGCTCGTTGGTGCAATTTACCTCGACATTGGGATGATTCACGCCAAGTCGTTTGTCTTTTCTTCGTTTGAAAATGTCGACATGAACCTGACTGATGACAATTACAAGGATCAACTCATGCGTTGGTGTCAAGCGAACAAAGTGTCTTTGCCGGACTACCAAGTCAAGGGTCAATACAATGGCACATTTCATATTGAAGTTGTGGTGGATGGCATTCCACATGGATCTGGGTTTGGAAAGACCAAAAAGGATGCTGAACAAAATGCAGCTCAAATTGCGCTTAAGACGACGGAGCGATTTAAGAAATAGGATGCACCCAAGAGCCAAAGAACTCATCGAACAAACATACGCGGATCAACGCAGTCAAGAATGGCTCAACCTTCGTGGTAATTTACTCACAGCGAGTGATGCTGCGACAGCAATTGGTCTGAATCCGTATGAAAAACCAGAGGGGCTTCTCGCAAAAAAGTGTGGTGCGGCTCGTCCGTGGGCTGGAAATGAAGCAACTGCTCACGGGACGAGACTCGAACCGATGGTTCGTGACTTGTATGACATGCGTCACGGACAGATTAGTCATGAGATTGGTCTCGTGCAACATCCGGTCCACAAGTTTCTCGGTGGTTCACCCGATGGCATCACCGAGTCGGGTCGACTCCTCGAGATTAAATGTCCGTTGAGTCGAAAGATTAAACCTGAAGTTCCGGGATACTATCTTCCACAGATTCAACTTCTCCTTGAGATTATGGATCTTGAGGTGTGTGATTTTTTACAGTACAAGCAGGGACCCCCAGAAGAGTTTGTCGTTGTCGAGGTTCCAAGGGATCGTGAGTGGTTTGCAAAGTATCTTCCAGTCATGGGGGCGTTTTGGGATCGGGTGCTCGAGATGCGTCAAAAGGGGATATGTGAGGTTGTCATCGAGGATGAAGAAGAGACTCTGGTGGAGTGCGAAGTCGATTTATTTTCTGAGTAAGTTATAAATGTCTGCTGGTCTTCCTAGAAATATTTTTAATCCAAACGCTACACCTGAAAGTGTAATAAAGAACTTGGGTACGTACGTACCAAGAAGTGCAATTACTGCAGCAAATAACGCAAACAAGGCTTTGAAAAATCAGTACAAAAAACACAAAAATATGGGTAAGCATCAAGCAGAAGCATATAACAGTTTGGCTCGTAATTATGGTTGGCACACACATGCTCAAATAATGAAAATGGGAGCTAACAAAGGGTGGAACAAATAAACTACCATAGACATGAACGAATAGCCGTTTCAAATGAATCTTTAACGTGTTTGAGACCTTGATAGCTGTGTAATGTTGCCAACAGACCATCGTGTATGTCTTTATTTTGCTGACGTTCCTTCTCTGCAATAGTTATCAGCAGTCCATGTATTTCTGGACTCACTGAGTCCCATGCTTCTTCAGCATCTTTCCATACAGTATCAACATTATCACATGGATTTTTGTTTTTCTGAATCCAATTGATCATGTAATTGTACGCTGCTCGGTTGAAATTTTCACGTTCAAATATGTGAAAGACTGATCCATCTCGTGACACCGCAAGTTCGCCGTCGATAATATTAAACTCATCCATGATGGTATAAAAAAACTAAACATTTTAAAAACAAATAATGAAGCACCTCATCGGACACGTCACTGGTGTTTGTCTTGAGACGATCGATGAACTCGAACCATTGATGGAACAAATTGCTGATGAGTGCAAACTGACTGTCGTCAGCCGAGCCTTTCACCAATTTGAACCAGTTGGGGTTACAGGCGTGCTTGTCCTGTCAGAGTCTCATTTTTCGGTGCACACCTATCCGGAGAATAACAGCGTCTATCTTGACATTTTTTGTTGCTCAGAGACGTTCGATCCTGAAAAGGCGGGACGAATCATTTTGCGGGTGCTCAATGCGACTGACGCCGAATGGCAGGTTGTACTTAGAAAATAGATGCATTTTTATATAAATGGCTCATCGGCTGTATCAGACTTTGCTGGAGAATCCCCGTATTCCAATTATTATTGCAAGCGGTCCAGCAGGGACTGGAAAAACGATGATGGCATGCCGCGCGGCTGCAAAACATGCACGACATGTCATCCTTACACGTCCTGCAGTATCGGTTGACGAGCAACACGGATTTCTTCCGGGTGACCTTTCGAAAAAGATGGAACCGTGGGTTCGTCCAATGAAGGATGCTCTTTCGCCATCGACAAAGTTTGAAATTTGTCCGTTGGCATATATGCGCGGTCGCACGTTTGACAATGCATGGATCATCGCGGATGAAATGCAAAACTCTACACCCAATCAGATGCGTATGGTTATGACACGTCTCGGGAAGGATTCCAAACTCATCATCACAGGTGATACGGGTCAGTATGATCGTGGGTTTGAAAATAACGGACTCAAAGATTTGCTACTTCGCCTAGAGACAAATTACATAAACGGTATTGAGCAGGTGCGGTTCACAGACGAAGACATTAAGCGCCATCCGATTATACGAGACATTCTTCAAATGTACATGTAATTAACTATTCATCATCATTTAGTAGGTCGTTTTTTTGCGGCGGAGCATTCTTGGAGACGAAAAAACGTCCACTCGGACCACACTTTGCAAAATCGTGGACCAGTTTTCCACGCCCCCTGTAAGCTGTTTTTGGATAACGTCCGGGTACATAAAACCTGCACTGATGACAACTATTCATATTTAAGAATTGAGAATTTTGGAAAGCATTTCAGCGCGCAGTTCTGCATACCCATCGGTAATGTACACTTCCATAACATTATCAACAATACGATCAATGTGAGCATCTGGATCTCGAGGGTAGCTTACATTCATGCCCACCCATGCACAATTCTGCAGAGTACATACAATGTTATCAACAATCTCCTCGTACTCATCATACACTGGCAGAAATGCATCTGCGATGCAATCATTCAGCTCACGTCCATTCCGGTAACGAAACTTGCCTTCCCGTTCCCAGAATGCACGATCTGTGTTGACCGTCAGATAAAACTGCATATTGTTGCGAAGCTTGGTCTGAATAGCATCGAGCTGGGCATCAATCGCCTCCATGTTGTTGTTTGTTCTTTCTTTGTATTTTGCTTCTAAGTGTATACATGACACTATTTTTGCTTGTATATCGGACGCCCGTCTGAAGTGATCCCGATCTTGATAACCTCACCGGTTTCAAGCATCTCTTGAAACGTGATGAGCCAATTGTCCATGTTGGTTCTTCTGAAAATTTTTCAGTTTGGCGTGTTCATCACAAGAATTAAAGAAGTTACATTCAATTAAATAATGGGTCACTACGAGACATTAGGAATTGATAAAGAATCATCTGCTGATGACATCAAAAAAGCGTACAGAAAGCTCGTCATGAAACATCACCCTGACAAGGGTGGGGATTCTGAAAAGTTCAAGGAGATTGGTCAGGCGTACGAAGTGCTTTCAGATCCAGATCGCCGAGCTCGTTATGATCAGTTTGGAAATGACGAGCCTCAGATGCAAGGAAACCCACACCCAGCTGACATTTCACAGATGTTTTCACAAATGTTTGGTGGAGGCGGTGGGTTCCCTGGAATGGGCGGTCAGCAGAGACAGATGGATCGTCATCACACCATCGATCTCACTCTCGAACAGGTGTTCGCCGGAACAGATAAAACAATCAAAGTTCCGGTGATGAAACACTGCCCGTCGTGTGTCCAGACGTGTCAAAAATGCCGAGGACAAGGCACGGTGAGTGAAATGGCACACATGGGTATGATTGCTCAAATGTTTTCGAGACAATGTGATCAATGTCAAGGGTGTGGATCCACTCGACGTGGTTGTCAAACGTGCAACAACAAAAAGTCAAAAATCGATACGGTTATTTTGAATTTACATGTCGAAAAGGGCATACACTCGGGGACACAACACCGAATTCAGGGGCTGGGTGAACAAGCTCGTTCGAATCGGGAACGTACAGGTGATCTTATTATTACATTCAATGTGAAACCTCATCCTCAGTTTGAGAGACGCGGCGACGACCTCAGATTTGTCATGACTGTGTCATTTCAGGAATCCGTCGACGGTCTCGATGTTTCTATACCACACTTTAGTGGACCTATCAAGTTCAACACACGGGAAAAGTTTGGCATTTTGGATCCACGTCGTGATTATCAGATCAAAGGAAAGGGACTTACAACACAAGCACATTTACTTGTGAATTTTGATGTGCAGTACCCGCGGCAGCCGAGTGAAGTGGCTTAGGATTTGGATGCAACCCTCTGCACATTGGACACGTCACTCGCTGAAATGTCGCCTGCCGTGACTGTTTCCATCCATTGAAGCAGTCGCCGTGAAAGTAATGTCCACAACTCGTCTTGACAGTTGTGTCGTGTGTCAAATCATTATAGCAGATTGAACATTCAGTTGGTATTTCAGGTGGCGGTGGAAGTAGGTTTGCCCGCTTGGCGTGTCGCCAACACAGAGGGTAGTGCTTATACTTTGGACACTTGCACTGCTCACCATTCACGAGTTCTGGGCAGCGCATACTCGGTTGAGGATAACCGCGCATCGCTGGATTCTCTCGGTGAATCAGACACGTCGAGTGTCCTGGAGCACACTTGTTCTTGCACGGTGTCTTCGCCTTTGTTATACCAGGACACGGAAGACGTGGAATTGGAATAGGACGCGGTGGGCGAAGGTATGAACTGTGTGGTATAAATCCTCGCTGCCGCAGAAGTGCTGCAGCGGGTGGTGAGATGTATGTTCTCGCAAGATCCACTTGCATAGCCATTTCTATAAACTGCTCGATGAGAGATGCCATTGTTATACAAAGACATTAAATGTTTAAATACATGTCATGTGCCGCTCAACCTAAACCCGTGTAGCGCGTGTCCACCAAACATGGACAAGTTTACCACCACTGCTCTCAAGTTTCGTCAGCGGACCATCGAGCTCAAGGAGGCTCGGAGTCGCGTAGTGTTTCTTCCAGACTACAAGCCAACATCTGCTCAAGTACCGGCAACGGCAGCGACTGCGAAGAAAAAGGTTGGGGGAGGACCAGCGTGCACGGCTCGCACACTGGAGGGGCGGCAATGCACTTTCAAGGCGATGGCAGGCGGGTGCTTTTGTAAAAAACATGGATCTATGGTATAAAAGATGCATCAGCAGGTTGAACTCAAACCCATTTTCATTGCACTTGTAATCAACCTCGTGATTATATTTGCTCTGCCGCGTGTCTTTGTCAACCCCACAGGTTTCAAGGCGTTTGATGATTTTGTCTCCTACTTAAAGGCTCAGCAGGCGTTCCTCGGTTTTAGCTCTGTGATGCTTGCTATTGTGATGTACGCCACAGCCTACTACATGGTGAACTACGGCGACGGAACATCTGGTGGCGGTGATCGCGGTGAAATCATGACCGAGGATTTTATGACCCCTGCTCCATCAAAGAGTCACCAATCTCATGAATAAGTTTTTTTGTACCAGGATGATCCCATTTTACGACTCGAGTTTCGTAACATGTACGCATATATGACATCAGGTCATCAAGCGACGGCTGACCCCACACCATCCCCTTCTGAAACAGGAAATCATCAATCTGAATTTCAGTCCGAGAACACTTGACGACAAACGGCGTGTCAGGAACGTATTCTTTGAGACCTCCAAAATCTGTAATAATAACCGGCTTTCCACGAAGTGCGGCTTCGACTGCTCCCATTCCAACTCCCTCGGAATGTGAACAGTTTATGTAACAGTGACCTTGTGCATGCACTTGGCGCTCGAGTTCGTCGTCGCTCAGCAGCCCGTTGATCACCACAACACCTGGAATGCGCCACGAGACGTCTTGTTTACACGTCGCCTTGAGCAAAAGGCGTGAGTTGGGCATCTGGAGTCGAACAAACGCCTCGATCAGCATTTTGATGTTTTTGCGCGGATCGAGCATGTTTCCAATTGTGTAAAATGTGTACGGTTCACTGTCCACGACGGGCAAATTGAGCGTTGAGGTTGGCGCCCACAAATGTAAAAGTTTCCAGTCACCATCTGGAAACTGACGTTTGAATACGTCGAGACAAAACTGGCTCGGGGTCCAAAGCGTCTTGTATCGTTTGACGAGAATTTCATAGATAGGATGAACCGTCTCGGTTTCACATATTGTCATGTACATGTTCTTTTTGCAATTTTTGAGCATTGCATCAACAACGTGCAGATGCTGTTCAATTGGGAGCACAAATGCAAATCCAACGTCGTACTTTTTATTTGGAACCACGTCACCAAACGGAATGTAATCCGCCTCGTGACCGAGACTCTTTATCAGCTCAGAATACTGACGAGTCACCTGACCAATCCCTGCGAGCAAGGTTGGACCGATGAAAAGCCACTTCATTGATTTTTTCAAGTTTTATTCTTTTATGTCTTACGTGAGCTAAATGGAACCGCGCTTATGTGTGGGTAATTAATTTATACTTCAAGTGTAATGGTTGACATCAAGAAAATACCCGACAAGCTCACGGATTCTGAGAAGAAAAAGATCAAGCAGGAGAACAAGGCGAAGGCTAACCCTGAGCTGGCGGCAGCCAACAAGGCTAGCGCAGACGCCAAACGTGAGCGCCGCAAAGAGTCCGGTTCTACAAAGGCATTTTCTTAAAGCTTTCCGCGCATGTAAAATACATGGACGAACTCATCACCAGGAACTTTGGCCCGGGTGAAAGCCTGTGGAACCCCAAGTGTTTCGACAGGCTTTATACAATTCGGGAGGGTGCAAAAGTCATGGCCTTGTGCACCCTTCAGAAATGGGGTCGGGACGGATGGATCCTCGGGGATCTATGTGTCGCTGAGAAACGCAAGGGTCTTGGGACCCAACTCGTGAATAAGGTTCTCTCAAAAGTCAAGGAACCTATTTGGGTCGATGCGAATGAAGAATCTAATGGAATCTTTCTCAAGGATCCGAGGTGGCGACGGACGAAGGAGGGTCCGTGGGTGCCTACGGGGACGGCGTGGCTTTTAGAGACTGTGAACGCCTAAAACCTAAAATGGAAAAGATTTTCGTAAGATACGCCGTGACCACGTATACGTATGGAACGATGAGAACCATCGCCTACGCACCCCCTCTTAAAAAGGACGAGTACGTGACTGAACGTGTTGGATGCATATTGGTTTATACACTTTCATCACCATTTATGGCTCCAGGGTATCTTTTCAAAGATCTCAGAAACTTTGAACACGTCGTGCGCAAGATGTCCGGACCCATCGACCGGAGTCCGTGGTCTTAGAGACGTGCCACGCTTGACGCGCACATCGAGAACGCTTTGCGAATTGCTCAGACAAAACCAAAAAACACGGGTGAGTACGTACGATACCAATCAAAGGCTGTTCGTCTCGTCAACTACAAAGTGCGTCAGAATCGAGAGGTGGTCGAGGCGAAGGATATCGAGGAGATCCTTGATTCCATGTACCCCGGGGGGTCTTGGCGGGTGTGAGACAGCGTACACCGGGAATCGGACCCGGGCTTTAGCCTTGGAAGGGCGATGTACTACCACTATACTATGTACGCGCGGGGAATTCATCAGGTGGGGTTCGAACCCACGAGGTCTTGCGACCATCAGATCTCTTTTTCAAGTGAAAATCTTTTCACTTAAGTCTGACTCCTTAGACCAACTCGGACACTGATGATGTATCAGATGGGGTTCGAACCCATGCAGCTTACGCTAGCAGATCTCTCCAAGTGAGAATCTTTTCACTTGAGACTGCCTCCTTAGACCACTCGGACACTGATACGAGCGGGAAGTTATACAACTTCCCTTTTTAAAATTTTATACACCCGTCACCTTGAAAAAGACTCCAGTAGAGCCAAAACCTGCGTCGCCGCGCTCCGTATCATTTGAAGCACCATCCACCTCGACGACATCAGCCACCTCGTACTTCTCCAGTACGAGCTGAGCGATGCGATACCCAGGCTTGATAACAAATGGTACACGCATGTCGGTGTTCAGAAGAACCACCTTGATCTCACCACGGTAATCTGGGTCGACAACACCCGCCAGAGTATCCAGACCATGCTTCACGGCCAGTCCAGAGCGAGGTGCAATGCGACCGTAGGTTCCGGTAGGGAGCTTCTGAAGACCGATTCCGGTGGAAACAACCACGCGCTGACCCGGGAACACCACGTAATGGTCGACACTGTAGAGGTCGAACCCGGCTGCGTCTGCGGACCCACGTGAAGGCAGGATGGCGGTAGGCTGAAGGCGGACAACTTCCATTCTGGTATATCAATGCGCATCTTCTTTATTAGTACACACATACATTGTCTTTAGCGCATTCAAATCGGAACAAGAAGTAACTCGTCTGATCCATCGTCTGTGGGAGACCAGTTTCACCATCATAAAACGAAATTTTAAGCGTCTTGAGCTGACGAATGGGATTGATGTACTCGACATCAGTTGGGAAATCTGCCAACGATCTCCATACGACACGGTAATCTGGAGCAGCAGTTGCAACATTTGATGTTGGAATCGTGACAAATGCACGCTCTACAAGACCCTTGTTGGAAATTTGCGTGTCTACACCGACATTAGATGTCGTACCATCAAGACCAACCGTGTATGCAGGTCCCGCACGTGTTACAAAGTTTGAAACGAGTTCTTCGACGTACACGTGGCAAATAGCATTGCTGTACTGTTGGTGAATACTCGCCATGAGCAACTCGGCTTTGACAACATTACGAAGAGGAACATTCAGGAATGCCTGAAAAGTTGAATACGGGGTTGCAACTCCGAAAGAATCGACCCGAACAGTGTACACCTCACGAGTTGCACAGTTGGTGCTCATTGATATACAATCATATTTAAATTTTCACGGCAATCGCCGCCAGAGCCGCGAGTGCGTTGATGGTTGAAATAACAGCCGTATCCTGAACAACATGAAAGACTTCATTTACATTCAGCTGAGCGTGGTGAAAAGCTATATCATTCACAGCATCTGGTACGAGACTGAGTGTTGCCCCTCGTACCACGTGTTTTCGTAAAAATACACCGGACCGGACCGTCCGCTGTACAATGGGGTGTCGTTCAATGCGACGAATCGCAATACGTGTATGCACACATGGTTTGTTCATTCCCTAATAAGATTTTAGATTTTTAATAATCTTGTTTGCATTTCTCTGTGCCCCAGACACATCACGTTTTTTGATTCTGCGAATCAAGTTTCGAACGATGGATACATTTTTGGGTGCGAGATTCTGAAGCGCTCCGAGACGGGCGACATTCTTCTGACCCTTTTCAGGATTGTTCCCCGTGAGAGGATTGCGCTTCTTTATTCCTGGAAACACAAATGAACCAGCGAGTACTGTAAGAACAGAATCGTACAACTTTTTCAGACGCTCAATTGGCAATCCATATGCACGTGAATATACTGGATGTATATCATCTCTACTCGAACCTGGAACATACGCTAATGTAGAATCAACAAAATCAATGGGTTGCTGACCTGGAAACTGAATACGGAACTGTGTCACCTGGTACAGTGTCTTGCCAGTTGCTGGAAGAACTTTAATGTCAGGTACAAAATCAGACACGATCAAACGAGCATTTGTTCGTGTGTATTTGCGGTTCAACCACGCAACAAATCCAGTCACGTGACGAAACATCAATGTCTTCATGATCAAGGCTCTTCGCTGCGCTTCACGCTTCGACAACTTCTTGGAGACGGCAAATGTAAAATCAAAGTCACGTGTATCAATCACCTTTTTGGGTGCTTTGAGTCCACGCGCCTCGAGGTACAGTTTGACCCCCATTCCTCCGCCCAACAAAGGCACAAACAGATTTCTGTACACGCGAAGAAGAGCTCTGTTTTTACGACAATACTGTACGAACAACTGCGGAAGCTCACGTATCACAGAAATTCTACTCAATAGTGGTGCATGATCAGGTCCTGCACGAACAAGGACTCGTCCTGCATCACACAGCATAATTTCAGCCGGGAACAACCCACCGTGAAAGCCTGTTCTCTTTGCAGATGAATAAAATCCATCATACCCATTCTGAATCAAATAATCACGTGCAAATAAACGAAAGACATCGCCGTTGATGTTTGTCACAGAGAGACGTTGACCTGGCGCCCATGGTCTGTTTTTAAACCCAGGTGGAAGCCGTCTCGAAATAAGCTTTTGATATGCAAGCGCTTGTTGACCCCGGGTGATGTTCGTTCCGAGTGCAAACTGGAGTCCAGTGCGTGTGTCTTTTGTCAAAAACTTGAATACATTTTTGATGTTTGTATGGTTCAGTACAAAAAGACGCAGAGGGCGTTTGGTTACATATGGACACACACTCCCATAGGCTCGGGCGACGCGAGGACTCAGTGTCGCGAAAAATATTCGAGTATCCTTGAGCAGAGTCTTGCATCCTACGGTTTTGTTTTCAAATCCCTTGTAAAGGCGCGTACCGCCTGGAAAAACTACAGTGTCCATCTAATTTAACCTGATATTTCTTTTTATTCTTCGCATCGCTGGATGATACGAGCTTTAAGGATAAACTTTCATATTATGTAATGTCCCAGCCGTGTATATTCCTATCAACACCGTGCTACGGAGGACTGTGTCTTCAAGCGTACGCCGAGTCGATCATCAAGTTACAGAACATGTGCGGCAAGTACGGAGTTCAGCTGATGCTCGATACGACTGAAAACGAGTCACTCGTTCACCGCGCCCGAAACATTTCAGTTGCGCGATTCATGCAAAAGGCGACACAGGCGACGCATTTTTTGTTCATTGATGCCGATGTACACTTTGAACCAGAGGCTGTTATGCGTCTGCTATCATCGGGTCACGACGTGTCGTGTGCAGTCTACCCCAAAAAGGTGATTATGTGGGAGCAAGCGGCGGCGGCAATTTCTTCTGGGAAGGATATCAACAAGGCGGCGGCGGCTCTCGTGATGAATTTTAAATATGCCAACTCACAGGTTGTGAATGGTTTCGTCGAGGTGCTCGACGGACCGACTGGCTTTCTCATGATTAAACGCGAAGTGATTGAACGCATGTATGCTCAGTATCCAGAACTCAACTGCAAAAATGATCACCAGAATCGTGATTTTGATGACTATTGTGCGGTGTTTGATTGTATGATTGATCCGGTGACTCGTCGGTACCTGTCTGAGGATTACGCCTTTTGTCGTCGTTGGCAGCAAATGGGTGGAAAAATTTACGCAGACGTCACAACGACGCTCGGACACGTTGGAAACCTACGGTTCATCGGAAAACTCGAAGATCGTATTAAAAGCTCAGCTTAGAGATTCAAGTTGTATTTTTGTCATGTACGTTGTGTGCGTGACGCGTAACAAATCTATTGCCGTGACGACGCTGCACTCGCTCATGACGCTCACCATGTACGCGAATCGGCGACAGATTCACATTGAGCACGTGTTTGTTGAGGGACTTTCAGCTCTTCCCAAGTTGATGAAGTCTGGTGAACGAATCATCTGGTTTGACTATGGAACAAATCTTGATCAGGAGTCCATCCCTCGCATGCTTGCACCGATGGACAAGGATATCAAGGTGCTCGTCTTTCCAGCGGTTGTCGAGGGTGTCGACTGGGACATGTTCCGTAAAAAGACAGAGGCGGGATCGACAGAGCCCATCCATCAACGCGCTCTCAATTTCGACACGGATGTCGACAAGAAGATTAATGGTACTGATATTTACGATGTAAATACTACCAGTGCCCGTGTGTGGGTGATGGATTCCAAGCCAATTGACAAGAAGCTTCGTGGTCAGACGTATGATTCCTACGATCAGCTGTTTACAAAAATCAAAGGCGCGGGCATTCGCATCGCCGCATACGCAGACGCTGTTGTCGTGCGCCACTACACACACGAGTGTCTCGGAAATATTCTCGAGATGCCCGGTGTAGCCATGGGTCCATAAAACACGTAATGTCCTCACCTAAGGACATCAGACTTTACAAAATAAACAAAATGTACGAAGACGCTGTCAAGCAGTATATTCACAAGGTGTGGGAATCCACTGATCCATCATGGTTTCCCGGACCTCAACCGGTATCTATTGAACGCCGGCATTTCAGGGTGCTCAAGTCTCAACCGTACGTCGTGTGTGAAAAGACGGATGGCGTGCGTCACATGCTCGTGTGCTTTGAAGCACCCGACGGCAAAAAGATTTGTGCACTCGTCGATCGCGCCTTTCATTTGACGTTTACGACCTTGACTGTTCCACGTGACACGGTTCTCGACGGCGAACTCATGGATGGTGTGTACTACGTGTATGATGCCGTGCGTATCAAGGGTGAAGATTTACGCAAAAAGACGCTGACTGAACGTCTTTCAAAGGCAACGGCAGTGACTAAAACGATTTTGAAACAACCCAAACTCCAAGTCAAGGTGAAAGACATGATTCCGTTGAGTGAAGTTGGACAGTTGAAGCTGTCTGAAAAGTCTGATGGTCTCATTTTTACACCCGTTGAAGACCCTATTCGCATCGGTACACACGAAACGCTGTTCAAATGGAAACCCCGTCAGCTCATCACTATTGATTTTTTGGTCAAGAATGGCAAGGATTTGTTCATCCAGGATCGTGGAAATTTGCGGCTAGAGGCGGAACTTCATATAAGTATTCGCCCATACCCAGATGGCACCATTCTCGAATGCGATTACCGGGACAAGGGATGGACTCCAGTCAAGGAGCGTCGCGACAAGACATATCCCAACAACCGCCGCACGTATGATCGCACGATTGTGAATCTAAGGGAAAATATTCAACTGGAGGAATTTTCCAAACTATAAATAGATGACGCGTCACATAACCCTTGTGAAAAAATGGCCAGAAAGATATTTTAGTTCTTTATCTAAACCTGTACAATTTATGCGTGAACGTGAACTTTTGAAAAGGAAACGCACAGGTCAGTTTAAGCTGGGAAAATCAGACACGTTTGCCAAGTCTCACAAGTCTAAATGGACACTTCAGTTTCACAAGGTTTATCCCGGTCTCAAGTTTAACAAAAATGCCATTTCCACCAAGACGGGCATTGCGCGACAAGTGCTCAACACAGTGTACAACAGAGGACGGCGTGCGTGGCAGACGGGTGGAAGTCGACCAGGCATGACGGCGGATCAATGGGGGACGGCGCGCGTTTATAAATTTGTTTTGGTTTCAAAGAAAAAGGCTCCACTTAGTTGGTACAAAAATAAGGTGGACCCTAATAAAAATCTCCGTTTAAAGTAAATGTCCGCTGATCAGCTCAAGTTCTATGTCATCCCAGCCGTTCTTTATGCAGTTGTTGCCAGCCCTGCGGCATACCAGGCGACCAGCGGTGTTCTCGGAAGCTGGGTCGCTTCACCCGCGGGTTGTGCCAATATTGGTGGTTTGATCCTGCACGCCGTTGTGTTTATTCTGCTTGCTACACTCGCCATGAACCTATTCCCCAAGAAGGCGTCATACGGTCGTTCAATGTATGAAGGCAGCGACTACTAGACGTCATGGCACCAGCTCCTTATTTATTTACTATCTTTACGTTTTGAACAGTCCAATATATTGTGTTAGGCTTGAGAGTATTTGAGTTGCGTGCATAATAAGGATCTACGATGAATACACGATTTTTCTTAGAATTGTTTGCTTTCTGAGATCGAACCCATTCCACAATATTACCAGTTGGTTTACCATATTTGTGCCAAATAGTGCCTGGCATACTATGACGGCTAATGATTAGTCCTTTAGAATTACCTTTTGGAGGGACTATAAAGTAAGGTATATTATAATTAATACCAGCATAGTTCAATGGTCCATTATTTGAGCTGCTATTATTTCCCATGAGTTGTCTGAGACGTGCAGCGCGCGCTGCGTTCAGTCCAGACAATGGACGACGCGACGGCGAACGCGACGGCGAACGCGACGGCGAACGCGACTTGACGCGACCAAATAATAAAGTTCTCTTCATTAATTTAGTCTTTTATTTTTTTCATTGGATGAAACCTATACGTCATATTCACGCTTCGATAGTTCTGAACGTTCACGGTCAAGCTCTGGTGGAACCTGATTGTGAAGCGCGTGAGTGAGATCATTCACTTCGTCCCACGCAACACGACACTCTTTCGTATCCTCAAAGTTCTGACACAAAAGCTGAGCGTGCTCAATAGCCTGCTTTAACTTGTGCCGAATCTGCGCCTTCTTGCGCGGCTGAGCAATGCACACGACGGGACGAATGGACAACATCTTTGTTATATAAAAGTGCGACACCTTTATTACGTAAATGACACGTGGGCTGATGAATGCCGGAAACACGTGCTACTTCAACTCGGCTGTTCAATGCCTGGCGCATGTGCCGACCCTCGCCAATCGGTTTCTTCGCGAAGGACCTTACGAAGGTTCTTGCGAAGTGACTCGTGAATACTCAAAACTCGTCCGGTCACTGTGGACAAAGGGAAACGAGCCAATGGATGCAAATGATTTACTAGAAGCATTTCAGAGCAAGTTTACAGACTTTGTGCCTCGTCAGCAGCATGATGCACACGAAGCGGTTTTGTGTCTCTTGGATGCTCTCGAAAAGTCACTCGGACTCGATTACATCAAACCGATCTTTTACGGAAATGAGGAACAGGTTGTGATGTACCCCAACGGAAGGTCCTCGCGTACACATGAGTTTGTATCTTTGTTTGTGGATTCACCTGAACATATGATGAAATATGACAAGTACAACATTCTGAGCGACTATGTCGACGACGCTGGCAAAAAATACAACGCAGCTGCGATGCAAACGGTCATCAAAGAAACGGGACATTGTATGTCCGTCATCTTTACACAAAAGTGCCCTTCTGAACTCATTCCAGAAACATACAATGGCATGAAACTCTTTGGACTCGTGCTTCATTGGGGACTTTCAGCAAACAGCGGACACTATGCAGTTGTCCTCAAGCACAAAGGACAGTGGCGTTTGATTGATGATGACGTGGTCAAAAAAGTCGAAAAGCCTGACCCTCATACGATGTGTTCAATGGCGTGGTACAAAAAGATACGGGACTAACGTTCTTATTACACACGTGACTGACTTTCCACCTGCGGTGGAAAGGACTAAAAAGATGTAATGTGTCTGTCAAACATTGAGATGGGTTGGTGAGGTTAACAAAAATATGGAGTGCTCCATCTGCTACAGCGACGCTGGTCCTTTTCGCACACTGAGCTGCACACATGCATTTTGTGCCGATTGTATAAAGAGCTGGTACCTCAAGGGTACCGGTACCGGGTGCCCCATGTGTCGCCGTCCGATTTACTTTAAAGGTTTTCACTCGGTTCGCGACACATGGAACGAAGATTCTTGGGACATCAAATGCAACGAAGTTTTGAACGATGCATTTGATGCGCGGATAGAAGATGCAGTGGAAATAAGCCAAATTCTGCACAAAAAGTTTCGGAGAGAGATTCTGGACGACCTGATGGAGGACATGAAAGAGATTGAAAAGACGTTTCGGTTTCTCAAGTTTGATGGGTGCACCACTGAAGAGATTGACTACTTTCTCAACGAGACTGATTGTTACTTTTCAGATCGACACATCGACAAGTACAGCTGGGACAACGACCCCTTCAAGGAGAAGGTACCGCAGCAGCGAGCTAAAGGGTACCATTGCCTGAATTGGAAATGGAAATGAGTGTAATATGGAAGCAACTTCCTACCGATCTTGTGCGCGTAATTGTCCTCTTGTCTGATCCATCAATTGATACGCGTCTTTATTTTAAAATTCCACCAAATAAACTTGATGAGAATCGTGGCTGGCGCCTGTGGTACCTCCTCAAGTCACACGACGGACTCGTATACAACTTGGAGTCTCGAGCGCTTCATATTTTTAGAGTTCCCGGACGTCACGTTGTTCGTCGCCCGGTTGATTTTAACCGTTTGGATGCGTGGATTACTGTTTTCAACGAACATGAAAAGACACACGCACTTGAAACGTATTATGAAAATGGTGATTATCTCTTTACGTGTTCAACAGTTGCGTTTTATACAGAGATGCGGGTACTTTTAAGAGAATCTGGACTCGTGCGTTGCATAAATGTAGCGACAGGACACACATTCTGATTACACCATGATTTTGCAAATGTCTGAAATCTTGTAGATGATGTTAAACACCTGGTGGCGCTCTGCGGCATTCTTGGGCGGGTCGAGAATCTCGAGCTCAATCTGGTACTCCGTCGCCTCCTCGCTGTCCTTGTCGTCTACGTCCCCGCTCACCTCCGAAAGGTCGATAGAAAGACCCTTGCGCACAAAAGAGTACCGCTTACGCTTCTTGACACGAGTAAAGTTCTCATCAGTGTCTTCATTTCGGTCATACGGAACCTCTGAAGAAATACCGATACGTGCATCCACTGGAAACCCGTTCAGAGGCTGATCATTCACATGAATGCGCTTCTTGATGACACACGACTCCATCTCATCCGTCACATCATTCATCACGACACGTTTGGACGCAGCCGTGTCATAATATACAGTTGACTGTGACTCATTCGTGCTTTCCCACTCATCAAACTTTCGAAGACGGCGAAGAACCTTTTCGAACGTTTGCTGACCGACATTTGTATCAAACTTGCCACGATTCACTTTGCCGAGACGAATCTCGATTTCGACATTCGGTGTATCCTTGTACGTCTCAATCGTATTCTCCCACGCGTTGAACAGCGCAGTCATAGTTTCCATTGTATTTTATGTGTTTGTTGTGTTTAAGTCCGCTGCCTGACAGACTTCCCGCTGGTCCTAGACGTCTAGGTCTTCTCCTGTATAGTTGTCCTCAATTGCGTCGACTCCGTAGATGAACTTTTGGTTTGCGTACGCCTTGCCGCGATAAGTCAGTGAGCCGCTCTTCACATCAATTTCTCGAGACGAAAATGGACCAGCGTAAATGTCCTCGTTGAACTTTGAACGACCGAGCACATTCTCTTGACAGTGCTGGTTGAAAATCTGGACAAACAACTTTTGGGGAATGTACTTGTCCACTCCGTACACCAGCTTGTCGCTCGCCAGAAAGTGCTGAAGAGGATTGGTCACCGTTGCCACCTGAGACTGCACCGTCTTGAAGTACGCAGGCAACACACCCCAGATGTCCTTTTTGGAGTACTTGCGTGAATAGTCCAGGTATGCCCGAACACACTTGCACAGAATGACTGGAATTTCAGCGTCAAGCTTTCCGTCGAGCTGCGGATCTGGCTGAGCAACCATACGTGCAAAGTTCCACGTCACGAGACGACGAAGTACCGACCCTGAGTTGTCGCGATAACTTGGCACCTCATTACCACCGAGAATACCAGGAACATTCCATGTCATTGACAGCGCCTTTTCATTCTTACGTGCGATGGACACATCCTCACCTGAAACCATCGACTGAAACTCAGCCTGTTCGAGCGCAAGGTCACCCTTCACCTCAGGACTGATGAACATGAACCCGTCGTGAATCGACCACAGACCAAACTTCTTTTCGATGTTGTTGGACAGTGTCCGCACATCCTCAGAGTCGTAAAATCGCTTGCACACCTTGGTGATGATTGTCGACTTGCCCGACCCGGCGATACCCTTGAGAAACGGAATCACCTGCCAGGCATCCTGATCGTTCGTGTCAAAACAAAGACGACCGATGAACACATACATCCAGTCCATAACATCCTGTGGAAATCGTTGGTACTCCATGATGGACTGAATTACAGGCGTCTTGATATCTTGCCACGTCTCGATAGACATGTTCTCCTCTGGAAACTCCTGGTCAAAAAACTTGCAACTCACAACTGTCGGATCGAGGTTTCCAATGTCGTTTGAACCATATGGGTAAAACTTGGACGTGTATCCACACTCATCCTCGGACCACTCCTTCCCTACAAAGATGCCATTCTGAAACGACCAGACTGTTCGGTTCTTGTGAATCTCAGGAAACTGAATGTCACGACACATTGACAGGTGAGTGACTGTATCGCGAACGATACTGCCCTTGCTCGTCATGTTGCGCCACATGTCATACTTGTCCTCTTTTTGTGTGTAAAAGTACACAAACTCTTTGATTTCCATGACGGGCTTCCACGCGCGAGTCAGATGACCACCCTCGGTCGTTTCAATTTGTTTACAGCACTGACCCTTGTAGCGCTTCATCTTTTGTGTGTACGTCTTGTTCAGAAGGTACAACAAGAGACGTTGATACGGACTCGCATCATCCTCTTCGTCAGCAGTGTCCATCGTTTTGCAGCGGAACAGTGACGAATCCATGTCACCGGACATTGGTGCAAACGTGGGACTGTTGATGCGTTCAAACGATCGAACGTACCTGAAAATGATTTCGTAGGCGTCGTCTGCGGTTTCGATGAGTCGCATCAGGCGAAAGGCGACGCGAAACTCGTCACCATTGACATCCTCAGAAGGTTTATCCTTGATCCCCAGTTCACTCGAACGGTGATACAACTCGGAGAAGAGGTTTACCAGGCGACGCTTCTGTTCCTGAATCCGCTCCAGATCTACATTCTGGGGCATACCATTCGGGTCCAGTTCGTCGTCTCGAAAAAATTGTCTAAATCCATTGGTGAGCGGCGCAAACCGATCACCTTTACAGGTGAGACCCATCTTTTCCTCGAGTTGACCGATGAAATGTTCGAGACGCTCTGGAGTGAGCGTTGATACTTCAGAGCGCATGACTTCCATGCGAATTTCGTGTGCGTGCTCAGGTGGTTGGTCCCGGTCAATTGTGTGCACCTGGGACATGTTCGTCATAGTACAAGAGAGTCACATTTTTTTAGGTCTGCGCTTCTGGAGCTGGAGCTGGAACTGGCTTTGCAGTCAGGGCGGTCAGTATCTTGATCAGGATAAGGTTCTGCTTCTCCATGTGCTTGGCGATCGATTGGGTTGCATCCTTCAGGCTGGCGAGGGAGGTGGCAATCGTCTCACCATCCTCAGTCGACAGGAAGTTAGCCAGAGCCTCCATTGGATCCATCATCTCCATATCTTCATCGTCGCACTCAAAGTCATCACCATCCATGTTATCAATCTCAGTATTATTGTCAGCCATTTACTGTAACTAGACAAAAAGGTTTGGACATGCGAACGCGCCTTCCCAGTGGTCTAAATTATTTTCTTGGCTAAGAGTACCAAGCTATCATGGCGGGCGGACTTATGCAGCTCGTTGCCTACGGCGCACAGGATGTTTACCTCACCGGCAACCCCAAGGTGACCTTCTTCCAGGCGGTGTACAAGCGCCACACCAACTTTGCCATGGAGTTGATCCAGCAGACGACGAACGGCTCTCCATCCAGCAGCGGCCGTGTGTCCGTGACCATTGCCCGCAACGGCGACCTGGTCGGCAACATGCACGTCGCCCTGACGCCCACATCCAACGTGCTGACGTCCAACAACGCCAACTTCGACACCAACTGGGTGGCTGAGCGTGCCATTGCCGCCGTTGAGCTGACGATCGGTGGTCAGCGCATTGACAAGCACTACCAGACCTGGTGGCGCCTGTACGCCGAGGTGTTCCTGAACGAGTCCGACAAGTACGCATGGGGCAAGATGACGACCATGTCCAACCCCATTGCCACGGGCACGCTCGCTCTGTCCCCATCCAAGGTGTACCTGCCTCTGCTGTTCTTCTTCAACCGCAACCCCGGTCTGTACCTGCCTCTGATTGCCCTGCAGTACCACGAGGTGCGCCTGGACTTCGACCTGACTGCCTATTACAGCAGCTACTTCGGCACGACC